TTAGTTTTATCAGCCAATATGGATAGCTCTTACAGATTCGGAATATTCACTCGTCGTGAAGGTAGTTTGACACACCTTGGACATAATAGTGATGTAAGAAAGCGCATAGTGTTAAAGCGAAGTTTATTTAGTATAATTTTCGGTGGGTTGGCTTATTGGAAGAAGGTCCATGTGACTTCCAATAGTGTGATCGCAGATGTGATTGCAAACCACCTCTCAGAGGAGGTGGAGGAGGATGATGGTGAGGATGATTTGGAACCTGTTGTTAAGCTTGTAGCAGGACCTCCAGAGTACAAATTCGATAGTGCTGAGATTTCAGTTTTGGTGTATAACGAGTATGACACTTGTATTTATAAGGATGTCATTCGTATGCCAGTGGTAAGTACAAAGACTGAAGTTAAGGTTGTAGACGATGAAGGAGTACAGATCCGAAGAATTAGAAGGGGACGGAAATTCAGCTATGCTAGGACTTTGGTAAATCAATTGAGAGAAAAATTTCCTTTCAGTGAAACACCAAGGAATAGTTTGAATTGTCGAGCGATACATGAGCTCGCCGTTAGAATCATGGTAAAAAGAGGTCTCCGTGTTTCAGACAGGGCAGTTATACTGCAGTCTATTGTCAATAATTATTTTACCCCAAGGGTGTCAGATTTAAGATATGCAGAATATCAGACATCCTATGACTTGACTAGATTACAAGCACAAACAACAGAATCGTATGTGGAGCATAATGTACAGCGATTCTTGCCGATCGGCCATAGGCGATCGGCCCCTGCTCCTTCCTGTTAGGGGTGCCCAGTGCGCGTACCATCTGGTGAATCAATACAACGTGTTGTGTTGACTTCACCTAGGTTGGTGGTACGTTCATCGGGTGCTCCTTGCAAGCCCCGATCTTTTACGATGTTGGCCGGTATGGCAACATCGTTGGAGGTCGGCGCGTTCACACCAAGTATCAAAAATTTAGAGATGGCTGTTTTGTTCCGCGTGTTACATCGTAAAACAGCAGGAGGCTTCGTTCCTACTGAAAGTCTCGTTCCTCCATCAGGCACGTTTCATTCCAATCTTTCAAAGTTCATGTCTTTGATGAAGTTATCACTTGAAAATGCCGTCCCCATGCTCCACGAAGATTTCGTGTCTGAGCAGGTGGGCCGCAAGAAGTGTGTTTATCAGAGAGCGTTGGACGAGTTTAGAAGAGTTGGATTTATGCCGTCACAAGCATATATAAATGTTTTTATAAAATATGAGAAAGACATACGTGAACTCAAACCTGATAGAGTACCCAGAGCAATATCTCCAGCTGGGTTTGTCTATCTACTTCTTACTGGCGTATATGTCAAAGCGGTGGAGAAACTGGTTTATAAAGCAATAGATTTAGTGTATGGACACCGAACTGTAGCTAAAGGTACTAATTATGAGCAAATGGCCGATATGACCATGGATGCTTATGATGATATATCTGATGCTGTAGTGCTAGATCTAGATGTGGAGAAGCTCGATGCGTCTGTCTGTGTGGAAGGTCTACAAATCACACATGAAATTGTCGGTCACTGTTTTCACGGTGATGACAGACGTGACATTGAGAGTTTGCTTCAACTCCAGTTATATCCAAACGTCAGAGGGTACACAAAAGATGGAGAGTTGAAATACAAGATGGTCGGTACATTGACTTCTGGTCAAATGAATACTGCTCTTGTTGGGATACTCCTCGTCTGTGCCATTCTGCATGAACCAATAAAGAAGTATCGTGCGAGATTGATTAATATGGGTGATGATTGCCGAATCATCGTGTCTGGTGCTAACCAAAAGGCCTTTATTCGTGCTGTGCATGAAAGGTTTGCCACTTTTGGAATGTTGATAACCTTAGAGGTACACACCGACATTAGACAGAGCAAATTTTGCCAAACCCAATTAATACGCGTAGGAGGTCAATGGACCGCTATGCGGCTCCCACACGAGGCAATAACAAAAGACTTAGTTTGTATCAAGAACTACCAAGGTAATCATAAGCTAGCTGGCTGGCTTAAATCTGTAGGAATAGGGGGAATGGCTTCTCATGGCGGTATCCCTGTGCTCCAAAATTTCTATAGAGCATGCATAAGGATTGCGGAAGTTCAACTAGGTTCGAAAAAGTTGTCGAAAAGACAGGAGCGTTCGGTACGGAAACAGGTATCGGATGCATTAATAGAGAAAAAGGTAATGTGGGCTGCATCTGAACATAGAAAGGTGTTTCTGACCCCCAGTGATGATACAAGATTTGATTTCTTTATCGCTACTGGAATGACCCCAGGTAATCAAAAGGAAGCTGAGCTTTTCTTTGATAACATGGAGATGAATTGGAATTATGGGCTGGTTCCATTTTTCAACAATTTGTCTTATCTCTTTTGAGTTGATCCCATGACCGAAATGTCGTTAAACTAGTAGTTGGCGGACTTCTCCGTCATTGGGTCCTATCGAGTAATAACCCAAAACGTTGCGGGCCTCTCAGAGTACTTTTGAGCCACTGAGAGGTTGTCGCGTAAATATTTACGTACTAACCAGAATGTCGAGAGACTGCACGGCGTTTCCTACCTAGAAATTTTAATAATTTACTACCAAACCAACGACAGAGTTAGCAGTAGCTTCCACCTCTGCTTTAAGTGGATTGAGCGACTAATGATGGGCTTATGACCCTGAAAGTCGATTGGTTTGGATTATAGACTTATGTTTATAATGGTGGTTTTGATAGGATGAACAGTCCCTTGTTTGTCATGAGGGATCCAATATAATGACAAACAAAACGAAGAAAAATAACAATAAGAAAAATGCTAATGCTATTCAAGGGCGTGGCATCTATAATGCATCACCTGCGGCGCCGTTGCGTGCGCCGCATCCACAGAATGGACCCTCTACAGGAAGACGTGTCCTCACAAGCCTTGGAAGCGCCGTCGGATCTAATTTCGGCGGTCCGCTCGGAGGTTTCGTGGGGGGTGCGCTTGGGGGTATGGCATCTACCATTCTTGGGCTGGGTAAATATAAGGTTAAGAAGAATTCATTACAAAGTAAAGTTAACTCTCAGGGGAGTGTACCCTTTATGCACTCCAGCAATCAGAGCACTATTATTCGTCATCGTGAGTATGTATGTGATATCATCACGGGCAACACGAATACGTTTAATATCAATACTTTCGCCTTAAACCCGGGGTTGAGTACCTCTTTCCCATGGCTATCGGGTATAGCTGCTAATTACACTGAGTATACTTGGCGTGGTTTGGCTGCAGAGTTCGTATCTACTTCAGGTGATTCAATTGCCAGTACTACGACTACTATACCTTCAGTAATGATGGCCACGCAATATAGATCGACCGCCGCAGCTTTTACATCAAAACAAGCGATGTTGAATGAATATTTCTCTGATGACGGCAAAGCGTCTCAAGATTTTTGTCATTTTGTAGAATGTGATCCAAAAGAGAATCCTTATAATGTACAGTATATAAGAACTTCTTCTGTCCCAGCAGGTGAAGATGGCAAATCCTATGATATAGGTACTTTTGCCATCGCAACCACGGGATCACAAGCGAACACAGTAACCGTAGGTGAACTTTGGTTTACGTATGAATGTGAGTTAAGAAAACCATTTAATGGTGTTCAGCTCGGTTATACGGCTTTAACCTCTCATTTCTATGATACTACTGCTACAACAGCTAATCCCTTTGGTGCATCAGCAACTATTCGATGGAATGGTTTGAATGCCACGTTGTCCACTACGGTGGCGACCATTCCAGCCGGTTATCCCGGTACATTTATGCTCATCTTGAGTTATCCTGCAGCCACTGCAATGTCGCAGAGTGGTACATCTTTCGGAAATGCTGTAGCATATAACGTAGATGGTTCCTCGAGTGGTGTTAACTATATGGAAGGTATTTCATCAGCCAATGGAACCGGTCAGATGATTACTTTTATAGTTACAGTTACGGATAGCACGAAAGCATGGACCTTTACTCCTAGTGTTACGATCACAGGAGCAACAGGGGTTGAGTTTTGGATAGTCCAGCTCAACGCTAATGTCGCGTAGTTATTATTGCTATAACCCTAGCCCCAGCTGGCCTGGAAATGTTTGACAAACATTGGGTGGTGAGTTGTTGCGTTATCATACAGGGTCACGAACCTGTTCCTGCGCATCCCAGTATAAAACTCTTGTCGGTATGAAACCGTCCGGTGATTGTGCAGAAGTCGAGTGACCAAGCACACAAGAAAGAGGTTTACTGTCTAACAATGGGACGACCTATCCTAAAGGTTGGAGAATGGTATCGATGATAAGAAGTGGTCTAAATAGATCCACCAATCGATTTAATGTAACCTGATCAAGAGGTATATCTTGTTAAGAGCCGATGTGAGATCTGGCGAAATCTGAGTGTTTATCTCATACACTGCAAGGGGCGCCCTTTTGTG